CCGCTGCCGCTACTGCTGTAATTTCACCAAAAGGTGGACATGGTTCTAACGCAGTTGAAGAACTCGGTGGTAAGTACATCATGCTCAACGTTCGTTTAGATGGCACAGAATCTAATACATTCTCTACAGCTAATGAGTTCCGTCAAGTTGGTATCATTCGTGATCCATATTTGTATGGTACAACTACAAGAGCAGTTGCATCTTCTTTCAGACAGTCATTCCAATATCAATTGTCTGGTATCTCTGGAACATTTACATTAGATGAAACTGTCACTAGCGGATCTAACACATCAAGCGTTGTTGAATTCACGACACCAAACTTGTTTACTACATTGCCGGTGAATCGTCCGTTTGCTAACTCAGCAAGTATTTCTGGTGGAACATCTGGCGCTTCCGGAACAATTGCGGCAATCGCAACTCCAGGCTTACAGCCATACACAGGCGACATTATCTATGTTGAAAACAGAGTGCCAATCTCCAGAGCGGCTGACCAAATTGAAGACGTTAAATTAATCATTCAATTCTAATTTAAAAAAAACGTAGGCTTGAAAAATAAATGGCAAATACAAATCCTGGTGGAATAGACTTAAATACCAGTCCATATTTTGATGATTATAATGAAGATAAAAAGTTTGTAAGAGTTCTCTATCGTCCTGGACGTGCTGTTCAGGCTAGAGAACTTACACAAGCGCAGACTCTTCAACAGGTGCAGACTAGACGCTTTGCTGAATATTTTTTCAAGCAGGGCGCACTTGTCGATGGATGCGAACAAAATCTAGACTTAAATTTAAGTTTCGTCAAACTTCAACCTACATATAATGGTGACACGGTTGCAGTTGCAAATTTTGTTGGTAGCATAATCTATGGCGCAAACAGCGGCATTAAAGCATATTGTGGATTAGTTACAGATATTGACGCTAATGATCCAAAAACATTATTCATCAGTTATGCTACAAACGGAACGCAAGTTCTCACAGTAAACGTTGCTCCATCTACACTTACATCGGGAAACACAATTACCTTCTCGACAGGTAGTACTGCCACAATTGAGACATTTTATACAGACCCAATTTCTGGTGCAATTAAAATCTTTGTTTCAAACACTAGTGGAACATTAACTGCTACCACAGCAAATACAATATTATCTACTGGCGCAAACCAAGCACTTAACGTTACTGCGATTGCCGATTTTCGTGCTAACACTACGTTTGCAAACTCTGAAACAATTTTTACGTCAGCACTAACAGGCAGAGCATATGCATCGGCAGCAACAACAAATGCAATACGTAATGTTGTTGATGAGGGACTTGCAACACAAAAAATTTACAACTACGGCTCTAAGATTACAGTATCTGAGGGCGTTGTTTATGTTGCAGATCATTTCATTAAACATTCTACACAAACAATTTTACTCGACAAGTATTCGAATGAACCATCTTATAAGATTGGTTTAGTTCCAACAAGGTCTTTTGTTGATTACATTGAAGATCAATCACTTGTTGACAATGCACAAGGTACACCAAACGCACAGGCACCGGGTGCTGATAGATTAAAAATTGATACAACTTTAACCAAAGTTGCATTAGATGCTACTACTGATGAAAATGAATTCATCACAATTACAGAAATTGATGCTGGCGTTGCTAGAAAAAGAAAATCAACTACTGTTGATAGTAAAATGGAAGATATTCTAGCAAAGCGCACACAAGAAGAATCTGGCAACTATACTTTGTCTGATCCAATTGTTACTATTCGTGAGCATTTACAAATCGGCAACAATGGTGGTAGATATACTTCGGCTGAAGGCGGTAACTCAGAATTACTTTTAGTTGAAGTTGACCCATTCACATCTTATGTGTCTGGTTACAGAAATCAAATTATTGCAAAGACTCCAATTGAAATTCAAAAAGGTCTTAGTACAGCATATGTGCAACAAACAAAGACTCAAATCAATTACGGACAGTACATTGAAGTTAAAGAAGTTGTTGGTGGTTGGGACATTATGGAATCAACAGAAGTTGATTTGTATGATACGCCACAACAAGTTATTACAAACTTAGCACACTCTACTGCATCTGTTACTGGTACTAAGATTGGTACTGCAAGAGTACGTTCAATTGAATATGTGAGTGGTACTAAAGGTACTGCTGATGCAAGATACTATTTGTACTTGTATGAAATTACAATGCTTTCGGGCAAAAACTTCTCTGCTGTTCGTGCTGTTTATGATTCTGCAACACCAAAACGTTTTGCCGATATTGTAACAACTGCCGCTGGTGCAGTATTGCAAGAAACATCATTTAACACGATGATTTTCCCGTTGCCATACAATGCAATTAAAACTATACGTGACTCATCTGAAAATGTTGAAAGTGCTTTTCGATTCAGAAAGAAATTCACAGTTTCATTCTCTTCTGGTGTTGCTACTATTGCTACTGACGTTGTTACAGAAACATTTATTGGTACTAATACACTAAATGCTACACAGAAAAATGACTACTATATGGTTGTCGTTAACAATGCTGGCGCAAACGTAGAAACTTCTGCGTTGACTGGTACTGTTACTGTGGGCGCATCAGGCACTGCTGTTACTGGTAGCGGCACACTATTCACATCACAATACAATGTTGGCGATTTAATTAAAATTGGATCAACTACTACACATAGAATTGAATCTATTACAAGTGCAACAGCATTAACTTTAGCAACAGCACACGGCGCTGGTGCTAGTGGTGTCGCACACACTAAAATTATTCCATCAGGAACAATTCTATCTCTTTCTGCTAATGGTGGAAAAGGAAGCACAAGAGTTGTTAATGTTACTTCTCCGGGCACTGCATCTATTGACATTCAAGAAAATGCAACATTTACTGCTGACGTTATCGTGTCAATGGATAGAGCGAATGCTAGAGAAAAAATCAAAACACTGAATTTTCAAACGCAAGCAAACATCAATCCAAACACACATATCAATGGATTGTCTGGTCCGTTTGGATTAGGCGTAGGTGATATCTATCAACTACACGCAGTATATCAATCGTCTTCATTTAATACAGCCGCAACTACAAGCAACACCAATGTTACTTCTAGTTTCACACTAGACAATGGGCAACGTGACTATTCATATGAGCATGGAACAATTAAACCAGTTGCTGGTTATGTTCCAACTGGTAGATTATTAGCAGTCTTTGATAACTTTGTACATGATACATCTCAGGGTGTTGGTTATGCGTCAGTTGATTCTTATCCAGTTAACGATACTGTAACATCAAACACTACAATTACGACCGCTGATATTCCTAATTTTACAAGTCCATCAACTAAAAAATTCTATAATTTGCGTGACTCTATTGACTTTAGACCAATTAAAACTGCAAACACATCTTTGAATCCAATTGACGTTGGCACATATCAGGTTCCAACATTTGGACTTCGTGTTCCTGAATCGGGCTCAGACTTTGATGCAGACTTAATTTACTACAAAGGTAGAGTATCTAAAGTATACATTAACAATCGTGGCATATTTGGTATCAACGATGGCGTTCCTGCACAAGCTGGTAATCAGAGAGCAGAATCACCACCAACTAAACCTGATACATTGGAAATTGCAGAGTTAAATATTCCTGCATATCCGTCATTGCCTGTGGATGTAAAAATTAAGTTATTAAAAAATAAACGCTTCACAATGCGTGACGTTGCTAAAATAAATGAAAGACTCGAAAGAATTGAGTACTTTACTGCATTAAGTTTCTTAGAGAAGCAAGCAACAGATACAACAGAATTAGACGCTGATGGTTTGGATAGATTTAAGAATGGTATTCTTGTTGATCCATTTACCGGTTGGGCTGTGGCATCTACATCAAACGATGGTAAAGAGTGTTCTATCGATAAGAAGAATAAATTGTTAACTTGTTTGCAAGATAATTCAAACACAGTTGGACTTCGATATTCTACGACTACATCAACAACAACAATAAATTCTGGTAACAAAATTATGTTGCCGTATACTGAAGTTGAAGCGCCTGGTCTAAAACAACAATATGCTTCTAAACAACTAAGACTTGCAGAAGAGCTAAACTTTATTTGGACTGGTGAATTGTCTATCATGCCTTTTACTGATAACTTTTTTGATACAGTAAACGATCCAACAAAAGCAGTTGTTTACAATGATGACCAAGGTGCAGATAACTGGAAGGCTCTACAAAACGCATGGAACACAGAAGTTGCTCCATTAAATCAAAAATGGCTTGGCACCAGCGTCAAACAAAATACAATTGTTGCTGGCACAAACCAAACAACTCAAGTGGGAACCAATATGGTTACCACAGCATTACAGCAAACAACTCAAGAGGCATACTATCAATTAGCCTCAGGAAATCAATCTACCGCATCTACACAAGATGTTAAGTTTGATAGGGTAGTTCAAGTTGAAGCCGCACTTTGGATGCGTCAACGTGAATTTGTTATTCAAGCTAGAGGTTTGAAAAATAATTCTCGGGTTTATGCATTCTTTGATAGCGTAGACGTTACTGCAAACTGCTATCAAATTGAATTAATTGGCGCATCTACTACATTACAAACATTAAATGCTAAGTTTGTCGCTAATACTACAACCAATCTTGTTGAATTGGGAGACGAAAACGTTACTTGGCGTGTAATTGCTGATGGTGCAAACACATCACAGCCACTTATTGTTAAGAACAATCAAATCTATTTGTTGTTCCAAGTTCCTTCTAAGAAATTCTATACTGGGCAACGTGAATTTAAAGTAACGGACAGTCCTACAAACTCTGAAGGTACAACATTAACTAGCGCAAGAAATAATGTTTTTGCACAAGGTATTATACAGAGGACTGGAACTGTTACAATTAACTCACGTCCATTCAATGTATCATTCAACAATACTGATAACATCACCAACTTGGGTAGAAAAGTTGTTTCTACTCAACGTGTTGAAACTGCAAGTGTGCCAATTCCACCGCCACCAGTAAGAAGTACTGACCCATTGTCTCAGAGTTTTTATGTTGATCCGGATACGTATCCAAAAGGATTCTATTTAACTTCTATTGATTTGTTCTTCAAGTCAAAATCTCAAGACAATAACAGAAACGTTTCTGTTGAAATTCGTGAACTTGAAAATGGATATCCATCACCACAGTTTGTTAGTGATGGTGATATTGCGCTTGTCAACAATAAAGATATTGCAATTAGTAATGATGCAACATTAGCTACAAAATTCACATTCAAGAATCCTATTTATTTGAATGCTGGTAATGATTATTGCTTTGCAGTTAAGCCTGAGAACAATGATCCAGACTTTGCAATTTGGGTTGCCGAGTTGGGTGCAATTGACATTACTAATCCAGACAAGCAAACTCGAATTGAACAAGCATACAATAGCGGATTGCTATTCACATCTTCTACAGATAGAACGTGGACTGCAAAACAAAATACTGATATGAAATTCACAATGAGAATTGCCGAATTTAATACTTCTGCTAAACTTGCTTATTGGACTAATATTTCAGTGCCAACAGCATTTACCTATGACGCATTGACTCCAGCTATTAGTGACCAGATTCTTCCTGGAACAAATATCACTTACGATATTAAAACTGCCGATAGCACATATGCAGTTGATTCTGATTACACGACAATTAAAAATCTTGAAAGATTAACATTACGTTCTAGAAAACAAATCTCGACAACTTCAGCAGAGACAGCAAGTGGATTTAAATCTTTGCAAGTTAGAGCAACATTGTCTACAACAAATAAGTATATTACTCCGTATATTGATGACGAAAACACCATTTTCCACTTTGATAAAAACATTATTAATAATCTAGATGAAACTGCCGTTTCTGGAACAGTTACATATACTTCTGGCAATAATATTGTTATTGGTACTGGCACAACTTTCACCACACAAGTATTCCCTGGTGAGTATGCATACTTTGGTGATGAATATCGCAAAGTTTCTTCGATATCAAGTAACACAGTTTTGACAGTTACAAATAACTTCACTACATCAAATGCAGTCGGTCAAGTAATGACAACTCGCAATGAAGAAAATCCAACAGGACCGTACTCATCACAGTCTAGATACATTACTAAAGTTGTGACATTGAATGATGGATTTGAAGCCTCAGATTTAGTTACTTATTTGAAGATTAATCGTCCACCAGGAACTTCAGTTAAAGTTTACTGTAAGTTATTGAACGAAAATGACACAGATGCATTTGACGATAAATTTTATACTCCTATGAGTTTAGTTGGAACAGAAACGTTCACATTAAATCAGAATGAGTACAAAGAAGAAAAATTTGTTGTTCCGTCCGTAGAAAAAACTGGTGGTTCTGAATTGTTAGTCGGTACAGTTGCAATCTCTAATGTATCAACAACAGTCATTGGCACATCCACTCGATTTACTGAAGACTTGAAGATTGGTGATATTATTGCTGTTGGTACTGCTAGAACAGAACGTGTAGTTTCTACAATTGCTAATAATACAGCATTGACAGTTGAGTCTGCGTTCTCCACAGTTGCTTCTAGCCAAGACATATTCCGTGTTCTAAATAATGCAGTTGCTTACACAACACCAGATGGAAGAACATTCCAAGGATACAAGTATTTTGCTATTAAAATTGTTTTCTTATCTGGCAATCCAAGTTATGCTCCGAAAGTCAAAGATTTAAGAGGAATAGCACTAGCATGATAGTAGAAAAAATTAAAATTGCAGAGCCTGTTCGTGGATTCACCGAAAGAGATAAAAACTCTAAGGCAATTCTAAATACAGATATGGACTCACTTTTGAAGTATAAAATTCAAAAAAGAAAAATATCTGATATAAATAAGAGTAGAAATGAAATCACGTTGATTCGTGGAGAAGTAGACAGCATCAAGTCAGACCTTAACGAAATCAAACATCTATTACTAAAAATAACTAAAGAGAGACAAGACTAATCATGCCTATTTCACAAGTACTCTTAAGCGACACGTTTGGTCAGTTTAGAAATGCGTTTAATGAAACTGCAAACGCTGTCAACTCGGTGGTTAGCACTACGGGCAACATCGTCACTGGCAATATTGTAGGTAGTACATTAACTGCAAACAATTTAACTTCCGGTAGAGTTGCACTTACTACGACAGCAGGTCAGTTAACGGATGATTCTGCACTCACATACGACACATCAACAGACATATTAACACTTGGTGGAACTACAGACGCAAGTTCTTCTATCACAGGCACACTTAAAGTTGCTGGCGGTGTTGGTGTTGCTAAAAAGCTATTTGTCGGAACAGATTTAGCTGTTGGTGGTGAGTCTGTTTTTACTGGAAACGTTACGTTTTTGGGTTCGAACACATTAATCAGCACAACTGAAATTAGACTTGAAGATTCTATTTTGCAGTTGTCACACGAAAATCCATCTGACGTTATTGATATTGGTTTTGTTGGTGGATATAATAATGGCGCAAACGTACACTCTGGCATTTTCAGAGATGCGACAGACGGCAAGTGGAAATTATTCAAAGACTATAACGTTGAGCCAACTTCAGTAATTAACACAGGCGGTAATGGTTTTGCGTTTGCAGACTTAGTTGTTAATGGATTAGAAGCAAACAATAACATCTCAGTTGCAACCGGTAAAGCATATCAGATCAACAGTGCAAACGTATTATCAAGCACAACTCTTGGTAGCACTGTAGTCAATTCTAGCTTAACATCAGTCGGCACATTAACATCATTAACGGTTTCGGGAAATACAGCCTTAGGTGATTCGGCATCTGCTGATGCCCATGCTATTAGTGGTGCCACTACACTATCAGTCAGCAGTGCGAATGCGGCCCTAAGGATCACTCAAACGGGTGCGGGCAATGCGCTATTGGTTGAAGACAGTGCTAATCCTGATGCAACACCATTTGTAATTAACAGTATTGGTACGGTAGTTGCTGGTTATACATCTTCTTTAGAGGGATATGCTGGCGTGGCTACCCGACAGGCTTCATCTTTTGAAGCTATTGGTGGAAATAGTGCAGGAACTGGTCTTGCAATTTTTGCATTTGCTACGGCAACATCATCGCCTCGTGCAACTGTTAATTTTAACAAATCAAATACTGCTAACGTTGCTGTACATGGAATTGTTTCCGATGGTGAAGTTCTTGGTGCTTTAAATTTTAACGGTTCGGATGGAACTGACTATATACCTGCGGCTCAGATATTAGTCGAAGTAGATGGAACTCCAGGCACAAATGATATGCCCGGTCGCCTTGTCTTCAATACAACTGCTGATGGTGCGGCAACGACTAGTGAACGTATGCGTATCACAAATGCAGGTAACGTAGGTATTGGTACGGCTTCACCTTCAAGCAAATTGGATGTAAACGGAACAATTACAGCAACCGCTTTAACTGTTTCTGGAAACGTATCATTCACAAGCACAGGCGCATTGAAGATTCCTTCAGGAACTACCGCACAAAACGCAGGCTTTGCGACAGTCGGTATGCTTCGCTACGACACAACATTAGATACGCTTCAAGTTTATAAATCTACAGGATGGGCTTCTGCTGGTGGTGGCGTATCTGCCGCAAAATTGTATTATTACGGAAGTTTTTGATATAAATACTTCACACAAATTAAAAGAGGATAAAATATGTCAACAGGATTATTAGGTAGAAGTTTGTTACCTGCCGCAAACAACACAGTTGTGTATACTGTTCCATCCGGCAAAAATGCAAGTATAACAGTATCATTTTGCAATCAGAGTTCATCTGCTCCAGCAAAAGTTAAATTAGCAATAACTGAATTAGCAACTGCAACTGCTAACAGTTGGATCGAATTCAATGCGGACATTCCAGTCAATGGCGTTTTAGAAAGAGGCGCAATTATTTTAGGTCCAAACGAAAAAGTAATTGCTGTATCTAATTCGGCAGATGTTTCTGTGAATGTGTATGGCATAGAAGAATCGTCAACATAAAGCGAATCGGGAAAAACATGAACACAAATAAGTATCTTATATTAAATGACGAAAATGTTGTTATTAATATTTCCGTTGGTCCAACAGAAGCGGCAAACGAACGTCAATCGCCAGATGTTGACGTTGGTATCGGATGGAAACTCAACGATGAATTAAATATTTTTCTGCCATCAGGCATGACAACAGAAGATTTTAATGAAATCAAAACACAATTTATTAATAAATGTGTAGAATTAAAGTCATATTATGATCTATTAGTTAAACACGAAGCCTTCAATTCACTAACTGCTGAACTTAAGGCTGAAGTGACCGATTGGCTATCCGATCTTAATACGATGCACACAAACATTTCAACTAACAATGAACTTGTTTTAATGTATCGAGGACCAAATTTAAAAAATGTATCAACATACGAACCCTTGCCAGTTCGTCCTAATTTAGAAAACGAGGTATAATAAAATGGGAAGATATGTATCGCTTTATATTGCGCCTACAGTAAATTTAGGACTTAGAGGAACTGCGCCGGGATTTGGTTCTGGTAGCTTTCAATTTTTTGGTTCTTCTGGAACATTCACAATTCCTACAGGAACATCACAGATTAGAGTTACTGCGTTAGGACCAGGAGGTCCTGGATGCTATTACAACGGCCGAAACTGTACTGGATGTCTTTGTTTGTGCTTTTGTAACAACGGCTGGACCGCTGGTCCTGGCGGTGGCGGTGGCGGTTACGTTATAGCAACTGTTGATGTTACGCCAGGAACTGTATGTACTATTACCGTAGGTGCGGCTTGCGGTGCGGCCACATGCATGGGTTCACAAGTTGTCGCATATGGTGGTTGCGGTGGTTGCGTCAACCCCACCTGTGCGACTGACCAATGTGCTGGACCAGGAGGTTCATTCTGTGTCGGCACAGGCGCAACATTAATCTTAGGCTACTGTGGAAATCGAGGTCGAACTGGTCGATGTTTCGGTGGCGGTACGCAAGACTCCGGATGTACTCATCCAAATCAATGTTGCAGTGCAGGTGGTGCATCAGGAAGTCAAATTGGTGGAAATGGATGCGGAAGTTTTCCCGGAACGTCATGTACTGATATATTCTCATGCAAAGCATTTAATGGTGAAGATATAACAGAGGCCGATGCCGCAGCCAAGTTTGCGAATGTGATTAGATGGCCAGGAGAAGCTGTTCTGTCCACATCTCGTCAATCATCTAGTATCTCAGCAACTAGCACAGGATTTCCACTTGGGTGTTATAAAGTATTAGCTTTTGGTGGAGCAGTTAGCATGGCATGTACTTGTAGCCAGTGTCAATGCTGCAATGATGCAGGATGCGGCGGTGGTGGTAGCGGGTACTCGACAGCCCACTGCATTTGTGCGATGAATACAGGTTATTCTCAAGTTCACTACGCATGTAATGGCGTTGGGAAAAATGGAAATCCTGGCGCTGGCTATGTTGTCATAGAGTATTAAAATATGCCAGCCGCTAAAAGATATTCCTTATCGGAAATTACTGGTGTAAAAGATGCTTATCAAGCCAGTCCTGGAGGCACCAAATTTGATAGTTTGGGTCAAGTAGTTTTCGCACTGTCGAGTTGTCTTGGATCAGTTTGTATAGGCCAGTGTACATGTGGATGCAATTTAATTCCGTGGGGAATTTGTTGCTATTTTAATCCGAACGTAAGCTCTGCGTGTACTAGTGGCGGTTGTTGTGCTTGTGGATTCACCGTAGGTGGTGCCGGCACAGTATATGTTGCTCTAGGATCAATGAATGGCTGTGGTGCAACTTTATGGCGTAGAATCCTATGAAAGAAGAAGAATGGCGTGACCCCATTGCGCTAGGCATTATTGCATCGGGTCCACCAAAAAGATATTCCTTATCGGAAATTTCCGGCGTAAAAGAAAGTTATGCGGGTAATCCTGGTGGGACCAAGTTTGATGACTTGGGTCAAATGGTCTTTGCACTTAATAACGGCGGCGCAATTTGTTTAGGGCAGTGTCAATGTGGATGCAATTTAATTCCATATGGATTTTGTTGTTACATGAACTGTAATGCCGCGGCAAACTGCTCTTCTGCCGGTTGTGTAGCTTGTGGATTTACTCTAGGTGGTGCCGGCACAATATATGTTGCACTAGGATCAATTAATGGATGTGGTGCAACTCTTTTTAGAAGAATATTATAACTAGCTATTGACAATGACGTTGAATTTCTGTATAATTGCAGATATACATATATTATAATTTTTTATTTTTGGAGTTAACATGACAAGTAGTGAAAGAACGGTTTTCGTTATTGATGGCGGCGCAGGCCGTGCGGTATCAGCAATCCCAGCCCTTTTAAAATATAAATTTAAAAATCCCCAAGACGATTTTAAAATTTGTGTTTACGGCTGGGATTCTTTGCTTTGGGGCATTCCTGAAATTCAAGATAGAGTCTTTAATGCAGACAACAAAGGTGTGTTTGATAACATATTCTTAAAAGCTACAAGAGTTATTTCGCCAGAACCATACAGACTTCCATCGTACTACACACAAAAGAAAAATCTATCCCAAGCGTTTGATGAAATCATCAACGATACAAACGAACATAATGATTTGCCAAACTTAAAATTTATTTTGAGTAAGGGTGAAGAAATCAATGCATTGACTGCACTTAGTCAAGCAATCCAACATGAGCCAAATAGAAGCGATAAATTAAATATTGTTATTCAGCCGTGGGGTAGTACTGCCAAGAAAGTTGGTAAATATACAATCGATGAATCTTCTAGAAGCCTCACGAACGAATCTTATCTCAGACTTGTAAAAACATTATCGGAAAAATACAACCTCTATTATTTCGGAGACAAGACTCTTCTTCCAGAAGAAGATAACTACACCCTAAAGTATGAAGGCGATTTACGGTTTTGGCTAGCACTAATTAATGCGTGTGATTACTTTGTCGGATGTGATAGTGTGGGACAGCATTTTGCTAGAGGTCTAAATAAACCAGGAACAGTTATCTTAGGATCAACGTTTGCAGAAAACGTTTCATATCCAGAATTTTTTAATATATTCGAAAAGTCTGGTCCAAAACGATACTCTCCATTACGAATTAACATGATCGACAGTCATCTTGCAGATAGACTTAACGACACACGTATGGATTTGAGTGATGAAGAAATCGATAAATTAATTGAATCTATTGAAAAAGATATTAGTGAAAAGGTGAAAAAATAATGAGTTATAACGTTTTAGCAATTAGTCCTGGACATAATGGTTCGGTGTGTCTTCTTGTAGATGGTAAAATTGAACTATACATCGAAGAAGAAAGATTTACAAGAGTTAAGTATGATGCCAATCCACTCAGAAGTCTTTTTTATGTTTTAAGTAATTATCACGTTGATGCATTAGCTTTAGCTGGTACTAGCGAAGGAATGTATGCTAAGATGACTTGGACTGGAGAAGATATATTCACAGGAACTGTTAGAAAATTTAATCCTGATGTTAAAGTATTTTCATATTGGGATTATCATCATGCTGGTCACGCAACTGGAGCATTCTATAACTCAGGTTTCGATACAGCATCTGCAATTATCGTAGACGGTGCAGGGTCTCTTATTGATTTACAATTACAGTCTAATTTTAAAACTGCCGGTTTTGAAACTGAATCAATCTATCAATGCTCATATCCAAATGGTTTAGAATTAGTATATAAATCTTTAGGTGCTAATGATGGACCTAAACTGTACACAGATGATAAGACAATTAAATTCAACGGCAACGTGAATATCACAAAAGCATATGAATCGATCACTTCATATGCAGGATTTCATCCAATCGAAGCTGGAAAACTAATGGGTCTTTCTTCATATGGTGAAGAGAATGATACTATTCCTACGCTATTCTATGGCGAAGACGCAAATCGAAATTTATTTCAACCACAGTATCCTGCTGGCGGAACTCTTAACATAAACTCATTTCCCGAACTCAGATTAAAAGCGATGGGCGATGCTGTAAATCCATCAGGCGCAGATATCGAAGAGATTGCGAAGTATCCTGAAGATTTAAAATTGGTTCAGGATATTGCGTGGAAGATTCAACAAGATTCACAAAGACTTGTTGGCGACTTGATTCAAAAATCTATCGATTTGACTGGAGAAAAAAACATTGTTATCTCTGGTGGATATGGGCTAAACTGTGTGGCGAATTACTACTACAGAAAGCGTTTCCCAGATATCAATTTGTATGTTGATCCTATTGCAAATGACGGCGGAACATCAATTGGTCTAGCAAAATATGTGTGGTACAAACACTGCGATGAGAATAACATTATAATTGAAAAACAACCTCTAACGACATTGTACTTGGGCATAGATAGAAATGCTGAAATTGATGAGCAGAAATATTCTGATGAATTCACAATCGAAACAGTTACTGCCGATGATGTTGCACAGTTAATCGTAGATCAAAATATTGTATCTATATTCAATGGTGCCGCTGAAGCTGGACCAAGAGCATTGGGTAATCGATCCATTTTATTCGACCCACGAACAGAAAATGGTAAAGACATTGTTAACAAAGTTAAAGGTCGTGAGTGGTTCCGTCCTTTCGCAGGATCAATTTTAAAAGAACATGTTCATGAGTGGTTTGATATGGCAGGCATGGATGAGTCTTCATTTATGATGTACGCTGTAGATGTATTGCCAGAACGTATCGGTCAAGTAACATCCATCACACACGTTGACAATACATGCCGAATTCAAACGGTGACAAGAGATCAAAATAAATACTATTATGACTTGATTGATGCGTTTAAGAAGTTGACTGGTGTTCCAATTCTATTCAACACAAGTTTCAATCTTGCGGGAGAGCCTTTAGTTGAAACGTTCGATGATGCTATTAAGACACTAAAGAATAGTGAATTAGAGTACTTGTATGTTCCATCTAAAAATATTATTTTAAAAAAAATAAAAGGTAATTAATAATGGCAACAACAATTAAAAAAGAACTAGGATACTTTGGTAACATTTGGGTACGTCAACATAACCTAGAAAAAACAGGAGACACCAATGATGGTGGCCATGTTCACTATTTTGACCATGTAACAATGTTAGTTCGAGGTAAAGTTCGTGTGGATGTTACTAACACACACACAAAAGAAGAGCGTTCAAAGGAGTTTGAAGGTCCAACGTTTATGGTGATACGAAAAGACTATAAACATAAAATTACTGCATTGACAGATGATGTTCAATACTACTGTGTGTTTGCATTGCGAGATATTGATGGTGATGTGACAGATGTTTATTCTGGCGACCACGATCCATATGGAATACCAAGTGATGATGATTATTGGGTTAAAAAGAAATTAGAAGACCTCGATAAAGCAACAACACATGACGAAGGTTGACATACCAAAGTCTTGGGCTTATACAGATTTCATAACTGCGAAGGAACAAAACGTTCTTTTGCAGTTTGCCGATTCAGTCAGAAATTTGTTACGCAATAATGGATTTGGTAGATTTTATCAAGATCACATCGAACAAGCATATTCTTTACCACAAGAGTATAAAGATGTTAAACAACGTATTATCGATACCGAAAAATTAAAAGATTTTATACTCGATCCCGTATTTGGAGACTTTATAAGTTTTAATGAGACTGATGGAGCAATCCATGAACATAAAGATAGCAATGAAAAAAGTTTCATTCACACTAGATATAATCTCTTATTGAGTGTTCCAGAATCAGGTGGAAATCCAATATATGATGGGGAAGTAATAAATGTTGAAGAAAGAATGTTGTGGCGATGTGAAGCGGGATTGTATAATCATGCCTCATTACCTGTGATAGGCAGTAAACCAAGAATTAATATATCTTTCGGTTTTCAAGTAAAAGAAAATATATGAAATTAGATGTTCCCTATAAAGTTTTGTGTGATTTTGATTATCAAATAATTGAGAGAATAAAAGAGCGGCTAGAAGAAAAAGATTGGCATGTCAATGGTATTCGTAATACTATGGGTAACTTAGAACAAACACAATCTATTATTTTAAGATACTTTGACGATTACTCGAAGATAACTAACTTCTCAGATTCGACTTGGCAAAAACAGGTTACTAATCACAAATTATATGAAAAATATTCAGACTTAATTGAGCAGTCCTTAAAGCATATTTCTGATAATACAGACATTAAATTTAAAGAATACATTTGTTTTTTTGCTAGATTGCGTCCTAATGGTAAGGTAGGTCAACATACAGATTCTGGTGACTTTTTAGAAACCTGTCACAGAATACACATTCCTATTATTACGCATCCCGACTGCAAATATATTATTGAAGATATTGAATATCATTGGGAACCAGGTAATGTTTATGAGTTTGATAATACCCGTATGCATGGCGTTGATAATCGAAACGACCAATGGCGTGTCCATTTAATGTTTAACTTATACGAATAATGTTTGCTTACACCGATACAATAGACACGAAGCTAAAACAAATCTTATTAGAAAGAGTTTTAGCTAAGTGGGATAATACGCACACCCATTTTAAATCTGGTGGTTCTGAAGGCGGATTGCGTGGGTATATAAACGTTCAAGAAGATTTTAGCAAATCGATTGTCGATTCTTGTAATTTAGAAATTAAAAAAATAATGACTGACTTAGGATTGAATAGTCAAGAATTTGCATACGCAAGACATTTTCTTGGAGTAAATACTCCTGGTGCATGGGTTACACCACACACGGACGATATTCAATTTTTATCTGCACCATACAATATAGACATTAAAGACTTTCGAGAAATTAGATGTAACTTCTATCTTCAGAGACCTGAAGCTGGAGGCAATCCTTGTCAGGGAGATGTTGTTTTAGAAAATGTAGATAACATGGGTTGGATTTTTAATGCATCTAAATCTCATCACTCAACTCCTGTTATAGGAAATACAAATAGAATAGTTATGAGTTTAGGTTCTGTTGTCAGAGTAGATAAACTCAAAGATTTAAATCTTTTATAACGTATTAACAAACTCTAGTAGATTATTAAATACTAGAGTTTTTTTCTTTAGTTCTCGGTTAGCGTAAGTGTTCAACTTTTCCAGTGTCTCTTTACCATGTCCTGTCAGCACAAGAATTGGTTTTGATCCAGCCTTCTCTGCGGCTTTTAAGTCGCTGATTTTATCTCCAACATACCAACCTTTTTTCCAATCAACTTTTAATTCGTCTTTGGCACGATTGAACATTCCAATATTGGGCTTCGCATAGATATCTTCTTTCATTGAAGATGTTGAATAGTAAAGTCCATCGATTGATGAAATTCCGTGCTGTCCGAAAATATTCATCAAATGGGTGTGTACGTCATCCACTTGCTGTGTAGTTTGTAAACCCTTTGCAATACCACCTTGATTTGTAAGAATTACAAGTCTGTGTCCTTTGTCTCTCAAAGTCTTGATTGCATCAAGACTTCCTGGTATAGGAACAACTTGATTTGGGTCTGTTATGTAATCACCAATGTCTTTGATGATTGTGCCATCACGATCTAAGCCAACAACTGGCAGAGTTTTTCTTTGAACTTTAATCAAATTATCTAAACTATATCTATTCATTTTCTTTCACTTTTTGATTGAAGCCATCAACTTGCGCCTGTGCTTGTTGCTTCATCTTTATCATTATAGGGTAATATCCTGTCTCTGTCAAGGTTTTTCCCATTAAAGTTAGGAGCATGTTTACATCATTCACACTCAGTTCTACGTTAATTACTAAATTGTCCATAAGTTTCTCCATAGTTAAATCATAATTTATTTAGTTAGTTCAAATGCGAGATTTTGGTAATGATAAATAGAAGATGAAATTCATTAAGGGGCACAAGTAAATGAGTACAAGCAAACCAGCATCGAGAGAAGAATTAAAACAATTCTGCCTTAGAAGACTAGGTGCGCCTCTCTTAGAGATAAACGTAGCTGACGAACAAGTTGAAGATTGCATCGAAATGGCATTCTCATACTACTACGATTATCACTATGACGCAACAGAGAAAGTATATCTAGCACGACAAATCACACAAACCGACATTGATAATAAATACCTGTCTATCGAAGACTCTGTTATTGGTATCATCAATATTCTTCCTATTGGTAATAGTTATTCCACAAACAACTTGTTCAATTTGAGATATCAGATTGCATTGAACGATTTGTTTGCCTTCAATACAGGACCATTTGCACCATACTACATGGCATTGCAAAACGTTGCTTTAGCTGAAGAACTATTCGTTGGTAAACAAGGCATCAGATTTCAAAGACATTCAAATAAGTTATACGTTGACATTGCTTGGGGTGAAAAGATTGTGCTTGGTGAATACATGCTCATTGAAGCATATCAGAAAATCAATCCAGACACATACACCGACATGTATAACGATAGATGGCTACAAAGATATTGCACAGCACTCATTAAAAAACAATGGGGCGAAAACTTGAAAAAGTTTGAAGGACTTTCTATGCCAGGCGGTATTACATTCAATGGACAAAAAATCTGGGATGAAGCTACAGATGAAATTCAAGCTATCGAAGCTGAAATGATTAGTTCATACTCATTACCTGTTACAGACATGCTAGGCTAATCTCATGGCACGTAATCGTCATTTTAATCAGTACACACCTGTCAAACAAGAACAAAATCTTGTTGAAGATTTAGTCATAGAATCTATTAAGATTTATGGTGTAGATGGTTATTACTTACCAAGAACTCACGTAAACTTAGATAAAATTTACGGCGAAGATTCATCTATGCTTTTTGATGATGCGCTTGAATTAGAATTGTATATTAAGAGTTTTGATGGATTTCAGGGACAAGAAGATTTTCTTTCGAAGTTTGGTTTGCAAATTGACGAATCAATCACATTCGTTGTTGCACAGAAACGTTTCACACAATCATTGAAGCCATCATTCATAACAGAATATGGATATAACTTTAAGAATGAAGATGGCGATCATTTGCTAGACGAACAACTGTATGATTATGCAAGCATTCTAAGACCAAGAGAGGGAGACTTAATTTGGATCCCAATGCTTAATTACATGTATGAAATCAAATTCACAGAGAACATCGAGAACTTCTTTCAACTAGGTAAACTCTACACATACGAAATGCGTTGTGATAGATTCGAATATTCTAGCGAACGTATTGATACTGAAGTTGCCGACATTGATAATA